AGTTTGACCATCAGCACCAAAACCAATTAAAGACGTACCAGCTGTTCTCTCAGCTTCTAACATACTCATCTCTAAGTAATCAGTAAAACGTGCTCTAGTGTCGCCTTCAGCTTTTAAGTACCAAAGATAACCATTTTGTCCATCTTCGCCAGTAATTTCAACCCAACCAATTTGAGAAACATCAGATCCTGAGATCTCGTAATAATCTTTCATTATAATTGGTTTATTGTCAAAGGTTTTGAATGTAGGCGTGTTAGCACCTCTTGATTCAGTTTTGTATGTACCAGTTTCGTCTGAATAAGACATCCCTTTACCATACTCAGAACCAATAACTAATATAGTTGCTGCACTCGCTGTTTCAGAATGACTAGTTAGAACAGCTTCACTATAAGATTCAAGTGAAACTTTAGCTGTAGCTGGAGTTTCTACTACTAAACATTTTGAAACCACACCAGCACTTGCTAAAAGTACAACGTCGTTTACTCTAATACCGTGAGTAGTAGTTAACCCATTTCCATCTATATCGGTAACAACTTCAAACGTACCATTAGTATCACCATCTAAATCTATCGTACCAACGTATGATAAATGTAATCTTGACTGTTCTGACCAAACAACTTGATCAGCAGTCATAGATTCTTCA